AGTTGGAAGTATTGAGGCAGATCAACTGTCTGGACTTAGATATACGGATTTGCTCAGGGTGATGGAAAATGGAGCGTTATTTAAAGTGATCTATACAGAAGATGGAGTGTTGAAGAAAACCGATTTTATAAAAGGCAGTATTGAATCAAGAAACATCAAATGGCGCGGAAAAATCGTGAAAACGGTGAAAGTAGATCAAAGAGCCCTCGTAGTAGAATTGGAGGACTGACATGGAAATTGTAATAGCAAGCGTTATCTGCTCGATCATGGTTTCTGCTGTTACAAGCATTATTATTACAAGAAAATACATGAGCGTTACTCAAAACGAGGTAGATAGGATGCTCAACATGAGTATTAAACTTGTCGAGGATGTTGCAAAAATGATGGCTGATAGATTTGGAACAGACCAGAAATAAGAGTGGATGGACAACATATCTCGGACAATCCATCCAGCATACATAGTAGAGAGGTGATTTTATGAAGCCAGATATGGAAAAAATCATGCAAGTGTTGATATCTCTTATTGAAGAACAGGAACATGTGAAAATTGATTACACACTCGAAAAGAGGACAGAAGAGGAAACCGCCTAGGCGGTAGAAGGGAGGACAAGCTATGAAAAGGCTAACAGTAAACAAGATCGAGAAATTTATCCAGACACTGGAATCCACAGAAAGGTTTGGTTGGTATTCTGAGGAGCAAAAGTTGCACGCAATCGCCTGTTTAAACAATTACTGCAGGGAACTGGAGTATCAAGGAAGAAAATCCGTGAAATTAAAGGAGGAAGAACATGGAAATTAAAGGAACTTATCATTGCCAGACTACTCAACAGCCCAACGCTTTAAACAGTTGGGATATCCGGTCAGTCTCCGTAGAGCTGCCAGAAGAAAAGGACAAGCCTTACTGGATCAGAGCTGGAGTGGCAGTGATCGGGTTTATCTTGGTGCTACTGGCGTGGTACCTGGTGTTTGGGTATTAAAAAAGAGTGCTGTCACAGGGCGGCAACCCTCGAGCACTCAGGCAAAAAATCAAGAATATATTAACAGATTTTAGGAGGATAAGCAATGGAAAATAAAGAAATCCCTGTAAACAGAGAGGAATATTCCCGTCTTTGCAGGCTGGACGGAAAGATGGATGCACTGATCGGATATTTGGCATTAAAAAATGATTATGTGGAAGCGCAGATTGTGAAAGCAATTATTGGCATGGAGGACGAATGATGTATGTAGGTATCGGACCGGAGAAAGACATGGTAGTAACGGATGACCAAGCATTTGATTACGCACTGGAGAGATGCTTGCATGGAACACCAGATGACCAAAAAGAATTTAAAGAAATGCTGGTGGAATGGTTTTACTCCGGGAGTTGGGTAAAGGAAGAAAGCGAGGAAACCTATGCTTAAAAGCTATGAAGAAATGAGGAAAGTAGATGTAAAACCATACCTCGAAAAAAGAGATGGTATGGACTATTTAAACTGGGCAATGTGCATTGATTTATTACATAAAAATGGGGCTGAAAATGTTTATTTTACTCCGATTCCAGACCCAGAAACAGGAAGTAGCCTAAGGATGACAAAAGCGGTGTTTAAAGATAAAAACGGAGTTGAAAATAGATGTTACGAGACCAGAATCCGTGTTGTGATAGATGATCAAGTGTACGAGATGCAAACACCTGTGATGAATGGGGCAAACCCTGTAAAAGACAACTCTATGAGTCAGCAAAGAGTCTGGAACAGCATGTGCAGGGCGTTTGTGAAGTGCGTAGCAATACATACCGGCTTAGGGTTCGATTTGTGGCTTAAAGAGGAATACAACAAGATGTATGCTCAAATACCGGAAACGGGGGAAAACAGAGCGTCTGAAGCGAAAATCAAGACTCTCAAGAATCTATGCGTATCTCACGGTATCAATCTTGAACGCTGGTTGAGAGAAAACAATAGGACTGAGCAGACACTTACCGAGACAGAAGCTGCAACAATGTTAAGCACAATAAAAAGGACTTACGGTGATGATTGATGAAATTCACAGGAAAATTAAAAGGCCGTTTGATAGATTGCCACACCATCCTATTCAAATCCGAAGAGGACTTCCGACAAGCCTATGATGAGTTGAAAGATTATGAGAAATTAACGCTTGAAATAAAGCCATACAGAGCAAAGAGAAGCCTTGACGCAAACTCTTACTTGTGGGTGTTACTCGATAAATTAGCGGAAAAGTTGGACATCACCAGGTGGCAAGCGTACCTAAATGAATTGAAATCCCACGGTGCTTTTGAGTACATACCGCTCAGGGAAAAAGATATCTATCTGGCACAGTCAGTGTTCCGGATTGTGATAGATCGTGGAGCACAGGAAGTAAAAGATCTAAAAGGGAGAGCTGAAACATTACACACTCTGCAATGCTACAAAGGGTCAAGCAAGTATAACACCAAGGAAATGAGCAGACTCATCAAAGGCGTGTTGGAAGATTGCAGAGAGGTTGGAATACCAGATGCAGACCTTTTGACCCCAGATGAAAAAGAAGAGCTTAGACAAAAATGGGGGATTGAACTGTGAGTATTGATTACAGTGACATGGCATTCCCAAAGCCGAAGCGAAAGAAAAAGAAAAAAGGTCATCAAAGAGCATCCGGCAGACCAAAGAAGCTGTGGAGCATATTTACAGAAGATATGGATCACTGCATGTACACCGGAGTTTACGGAGTGGAGAGGCATCATGTTTTTAGTCACACATCGAAAGAAATTGAACTTTCGGAGGACTACGGCTTCATTGCCCCGTTGAGACCAGACCTACATCCAAACGGAACGAAAGCGGGGAAGAATGCAGCGAAAGTTGACCGACACTTAAGAAAACGCTGCAAGGAGTATTATTTGCAGCACTATGGAACAGAAGAGCAGTTCCGACAAGAATTTCACTATGTTAGCAAAGGGTAACCTTTCGCTATAAATTGTAACCCGTTCATGGCTGCACAGTACGTCACAAATACCTTAAGTAAGCCAGATTCATTGTCTCCCGGTAATTCCGGGAGCAGAAAGGAGAATAAATGGTAATTACAATTCCGGGCAAACCGGTTGGAAAAGCAAGACCGAGATTCCGCAGAGCCGGATTTAAAGTCATTACATATACGCCACCAGAAAATAAAAAGTACGAAAAGGAAGTTGCAAGGATTTACAAGCAGAGTATAGGCGTGCTTTACACGGACATCCCTCTGAGAGTCCGAATTTTAGCGAAATTTCCGATTCCAGAGAGCTGGTCTAAGAAGAATAAGGAGAAAGCTTTAAAAGGCGAAATAATGCCAAATAAAAAGCCAGACTTAGATAATATCGCAAAAATCATTTTGGATGGACTGAATGGAGTCGCATATACGGATGATAAGCAGGTGACCAGTATGGAAATCGAAAAAGTGTATTCTGATGAGCCTTGCGTGGTGGTCTATATTGCGGAGGATGAGTAATGGCAGAAGTGAAGTGGATAAAGATAGCAACGGATATCTTTGATGATGAAAAGATATTGCTGATAGAGGGTTTGCCAGATGCTTATGCAATTATAACAGTCTGGTTCAAGTTGTTATGTCTTGCCGGGAAGAAAAATAACGGTGGCGTATTCCTGATGAATGACAAGATTCCCTACACAGACAAGATGCTGGCTACAATCTTTAGAATGAATGAATCTACTGTAAAGTTGGCTTTGAATGCGTTTGAGCAATTCAAAATGATTGAGATAGTGGAGGGAATAATCACGATCCCGAACTGGAACAAGCACCAGACATTGGATGCTTATGAACGAAAAAAGGAGCGTGACAGGCTGTACCAAGAGGAAAGAAGAGCCAAACAGAGAGCTTTGATTGAAAAATCGTCTGACAAGTCGTCTGAAAGAACGTCTTACGTCGCTGTTTCAGATATAGATAAAGAAGAAGATAAAGATATAGATAAAGAAAGAGATATAAGAGGTAATAGAGTGGATTATCAGCAAATAGCTGATATGTATAATGCCACTTGCGTGTCATTCCCTCGCTTAACACGATTGTCTGAAAAAAGAAAACGGGCAATTAAAGCAAGATTAAGAAAATATTCCATTGATGACATTCAGAGAGTATTTGAGATAGCAGAAGAAAGTGACTTCCTAAAAGGCGAAAATAACCGGAATTGGTCAGCGGACTTTGATTGGATGATGAATGACACGAATATGGCGAAGATTCTGGATGGAAAATATGCAAACCGGAAGAGCACAGCATCGTCGAAAAAAGCAAAAGATGAATGGAGCGAATTTTTAAATGAATAAAAAAGAGTTTGCGACAATCGCAATGGGAATCCGCGGTGCATATCCAAAAGCGCAGATACTGGAGACGACAGAAGAAAAGGAGCTATGGTACGGAATGCTAAAGGATATGCCGTACATGGAAGTTGCTGGCAATTTAAAGAGACATATACAGCACAGCAAGTTCGTTCCAACCATTGCGGAGTTAAGGAATGAGCATCGAAGGATGGATAACAATAATTTTAAGCGCAGGTACTACGATATGGACAATCTGGAAATGCAGTTACTAAATGCGCAAGAAAGGGCGTTAGAGGTTAAATATGGCACGGGAATTGAAACACAGCTTTAGCAGCCACAGAAAACAGTCCGCCGGATTCAAACCGGGCAACATGGCAGCGTTTATGTACGGCAGCACAAAGCGGAAGAGAAAGAACAGGGTGAGAGGAAAATGAGTAGACAAGCACACTTTCTGGATCCGTACAAGTTCCAGATCGAAGAGATGGTAAAGCTCGGATGCACGGATGAGCATATCCATAAAGTCTTGCATGACATCCAGAAAATAGAATTCCCGAAAGAAACTCTTATCCGGTACATGGATAAGACTGGGATTCGGAAGAGAAGAGCAGCGAAAAGATGGACGCGGAGCAAAGAGGTTGAGTGGGAAGAGCTTTGCAAGCAGTTGCGAGGAAATAAGAAGAAAATAAACGAAAAATAGAAAGGAGCCAGCCTCCGGCCGGGGCAAGGGTATACCGGGCTTCTGAGAAAATGGAAAATTTGATTATAGATTGCTTCGCCGGAGGAGGTGGAGCGAGTGTAGGAATAGAAATGGCACTTGGAAGACAAGTAGATATTGCGATCAATCACGATCCTGATGCGATTTTGATGCACAAGACAAACCATCCGAAAACATTGCATCTAACAGAAGATATCTTCAAGGTGGATTTGAAGAAATATGTGAAAGGAAAGCGAGTTGCTTTAATGTGGGCGAGTCCTGATTGTACCAGCCACAGTAAGGCGAAAGGTGGGAAGCCGAGGGAAAAAGGACTTCGGATTTTGCCTTGGGCGGTATACAAACACGCAAAAGCAATTCTCCCAGATGTGATTATTATGGAAAACGTGGAAGAGATTCAGCAGTGGGGACCTTTGGATGAAAACGGGCATCCGATTAAGGAACGGCGTGGGGAAGATTATGAGAAGTTCATTACGGCAATGAAGAGTCTTGGGTATATATTCGACTGCCGGGAGCTTATTGCGGCAGACTATGGCGCGCCTACCACGAGAAAGCGCTGGTATGCAATTTTCAGGAGAGATGGAAAAGACATCGTGTGGCCAGAAAAGACAAATTTTAAATCCAGAGATCCGAAATGGCAGGAATGCGGGGCATATATCGATTGGTCTGATTTAGGGAAAACGATATTTGATAGACCGAAACCGTTGGCAGATGCAACGATGAAAAGGATTGCAAATGGAATCAGAAAATATGTAATAGACAATCCATCTCCCTATATCGTGAGAAATAAAGATGCTGTTGCATTTATGATTCAGCACCACGGAGAAACAAAAATTGGAGAATCAAGAGGACAGTTGCTGACAGAACCAATTAAAACAATCGACACGTCAAACAGGTACGGGCTGGTGACAGCTTTTATTACAAAATTTTATAAAAGTGGAATCGGACAGGGATGCAACGAACCTTTACACACAATCACAACATCACCTGGACATTTTGGATTGATATCTGCGTTTTTAATTAAGTATTACGGAACTGGCGGAGGGCAAGAACTTTCAAATCCGCTTGCAACGATTACTACAAAAGATCGTTTCGGACTGGTAAATGTGATCCTGGATATCAAAGGCGAAAAGTATGTCCTGAAGGATATTTTCCTGAGAATGTTAAAACCGGAAGAACTTAAATTAATGCAGGGATTTCCGGAGGATTACATTATTGACAGGGATTACAAATACAGGAGATATCCGATCGCAAAACAAGTGGCTAGAATCGGAAACAGTGTAGTGCCAATCATGGCACAGAAACTGGTAGAAGCAAACTGCCCGTATTTAAAAATCGGGAATAGGGTGCCGAACATAGAAATATACGAGGATGAGCAGCAAATTAGGTTTGCGTAGTAGGAGGAATGACTAATGCCAAAAACAGAAGAAACATGGATGGACGGGATCACAACGGAAATGATGGAGCATATCTGCGACAACCTGTGTAAGTATCCAGGTCAGCTAAGTGAAATGGAACTGGACGATAAATGCGCAGAGTGCAAGATGGGACGGTTTGTGTGCGATATTTTGAACCAGTATAACAAGGTGAATGATTTTACAAACAGCCGGTGTGCGAAGCTGTTGGAGCAGATGCATGAGATGAAAGAGCGTGATACGGCGAAGAAACCAGAAGAAGTAGACTATGAATTAGGTTATTTCGTTTGCCCAAGCTGCAGAGAGTCAATATGTTTTATTGATGGACATGCAGAAGAGCACGAATGCTGTCTGAAGTGCGGCCAGAGATTAGATTGGAGCGAGGAATATCATGATGGGAAGATGTAAATTAACAAGTATATGCGGACACGATTATTGCTGCATAGAATGTCCGGACAACGATATTTGTAATATACAGTGTGCAGATGAGGACATGTATGAGTATTGTGTGGAGTGTCCGGAATATGAGGAGGTGGAATAGATGAGAGAAGTTCTTTTCAAAGCAAAGAGAAAAGACAATGGTGAATGGGTGGAAGGGTATGTTGTTGCATATCCTTCTGGAAAAGTGGAAATACACAAAATTAGCAAAGAATTACCAGATATATTACTAAAATGCGAGATTGCTCCAAGTACTTTATGCCAGTACACCGGACTTACCGACAAAAACGATAAGAAGATCTGGGAGAATGATATTCTCAGATATAGTTATGACTATGATGGAAGTCCGTTTTTAAAAGATGGCGAAGAGATAAAATATCGTGTAGGTGCTGTGTTTTGGAGCGAATGGAGGGGATCATGGGCAGTATGTGGACGAGGAAATAAAAAATGCACCAATAACGATGTTTTTAAATATAATCGGAATCCAAATAGAACGGAAGTTATCGGAAACATTTTTGACAATCCAGAGCTGTTGGAGGTGGAGTGATGAACGTATTAGAGAAAATCATAGAAGAAATCGAATCCATGAAAAATGACGCCTACGAAACCTTGAAGGAAGAAAAGCGAAAACACGGAGCGAGCAAAACAGCGAAAGAGCTGGAAAGCTATATTTATGGGCTGACTTGTGCAGCAGATGTCGTAGAGAAGTATGTGGATAAGGAGGATACGGAATGAACGTACTAGAGAAGATTTTGGAAGAAAAAGAAATTGTAGCGATCAAAGAACTAATAGAAGAAAATGAAAAATGCTTTAATCAATGCGAAGGTGCTTGCTTTGACGTGGAAGATGGTATATGCAATTGCGATGATGGCGTGATAGTGCAAGCAATTCGTAAAATGAAGAAGTATTTAGAGTTGGCCAAGGACACAAATGTCCCTAGTAAAAACGGTTGGATTCCGGTAAGTGAGAAATTGCCGGAAGATGATGATATGAGATTCTATATGTGTATTGTCGAAAATCACGAAGAGGATTTGCCGATGTTCTGCCAGTATGATGGAGAATATGGATTTGGATTTTGGCATGATATTTACGATTCGGAAAGTTTAGGATTCGTTGATACGGAGTTTAATACAAATGATGAATTGGGGTATGAAAAGGTTGTAGCATGGCAGCCACTTCCAGAACCATACAAGGAGGAATAACATGGACATTTTAATCACAATCGCATTCCTAGCCCTGTATTACATCCTGGGGCTTGGAACAGTGATTGCCCTAAAGACAGGATTGGAAGAGGATGTAAAACTAGAAGGTGCGGATTACCTGATGGCTGCGGGATTCCCGATACTGCTATTTGTGGTGTTTTTGGATTGGATTGTGCGAAAGATAGTGAGGTAGAAAATATGAGAAAATTTAACTGGGACGAATTTAAAAATAAAGACAATAAGAATGTGGTGCATTGTAAGACTGAGGAAGAAGCGAAAGATTTTTGCAAGAGAATGCATGAGCATGGGATGAAGTGGAGAGATGGAGAGAGTTATTTAGAATGTACAGAATATGGAAAACATCTCAGTGAAACATGCTATACAGGATATGGTGAGTTCGCAAGTTACGATTTTTACAAGGAACGCGAATACAAAATTTTAGAATGGAGCGATTACATGAACAAAGAATTTACCAAGGTAGATTTAAAAAGCGGAATGGTGGTCGAATATAATGATAACTATTTCGGGAAAAGACTTGTTGTAGGCGGCTTTTTGATTGGCGAAGATGGATATTCGGATTTGGGAGACTATAACGAAAACTTAAAAAATGTGGCAAGCGGTTTGGAAATAGTTAGGGTATATAAGATTAAATGCATGGAAAAAATTAGCAGTATCATGCATGATGACAACCTCGAACTCATCTGGGAGCGAAAAAAACTAAAGAAAATGACCGTGGAAGAAATGCGGATGAAGCTGGAAGAGTTGACCGTGGAAGAAATGCGGATGAAGCTGGAAGAGTTGACCGGAGAGGAAATTGAGGTGGTACAGGAATGACAAGAGAGAGCATGAAACGTAGAAAGGAGACAGCAGGAGTTATCCGAAAGATTGAAGCGTACACTATGGCAACGAGGAAGCCCTGTGAAACGGCTTTAAAGCAAAAGGGGCATAAAGCCTTTGCCTGCGACTTTAAAGGCGGCGAGAGGGCGAATAAGGACGCTGTGGAGTACATAGCAGAGAAATACAACATAAAAGAGCCAATTCCTGGAGGTGATAGAGTTGGACAAGAAAACACTGAAAAAGTACAAACCAAACAAAGATAGACTTATCCGGATTGAGAACCAGATACAAGAACTCTGTGAACGAGAGTCAACTGTGGTCATGGGGAAAGTAACTGGATCCAGCGCAGATTTTCCGTACACCGAAGTGAGAACATCTGTACAAATGTATGATCCTTACGAGGAAGAGAATATAAGACGTCAGATCAGAAGAAAAGAAGCGGACAGGCTGCGGATTCTGAAAGAGCAAAAAGAAGTCGAGGACTACATAAATGGGATTGATGATCCGGAGATTAAGGAGATATTCGAGTTGCACTATCTTGAGGGGAAAACCCAGCAAAAAGTCGCAGATGAAATTGGATATACCCAGGCGCGAGTATCGCAGATTATAAGCGCACAGCTTAAAGATTTATAGCATTTATATTTTACTTATGCTATAATTATTCTAGAACGATTGTATATTGTTCTAAAACAATCTTTCCAAACATTCGGAACACCGCCGGACTTTCCCTTTCTCGTCTGGCGGTGTTTTTATGCCGTGGCAAATGTAGGGCAGACAGGTTCGACTCCTGTACACGGCTTTGTGATGTAAGGTTTGCGGCTTACCAGCTGGGGGTTGCTGTAGGGAGTGCACACCGGCTTTACATCACAAATGGTACCAAAACGCAGATATCCGCAGATCTGCAAAACAAACAAAAATAGATTCAGCAATCTATATTTAGTGTAATCAGCGTACCCGAGTGCGGATAGGGTAAAGGATGTCAATAAAAGGCATCCTACGGGTGTATAGCTCAGTTGGCAGAGCAATCGGCTGTTAACCGATGTGTCGCAGGTTCGAGTCCTGCTATACCCGTTGTGGACTACTGCAAGGTTCCTCCTTTTTCTTATAAATTTTGATTGTGTATTTGGTTATTTTGGTTTTTGTTGGCATTTGCAATCCTTTCGAGCAGTAGTCCTAAATTCTTGGCATCCAGAGATGGGTGCTTTTATTATGTTTTAAAGGTGGTGAGTCGGATGGCGAAAGGTAAATATCAGGAATGGCTAGAGCCGGAAGGCTTGCTAAAGATAGAGGGATGGGCGAGAGATGGTCTGACGGACGAGCAGATTGCAGATAATATCGGGATTTCCAGAAGCACATTAAATACCTGGAAAGACAAGTATTCGGACATTTCGGACACCCTAAAAAGAGGGAAAGAGGTCGTTGATCGTCAAGTTGAGAATGCTCTGTTAAAACGTGCGCTCGGATATGAGTACACGGAAACAACCAGGGAATACATACCGGAACTTGATGAGATGAAAACTACGAAAAAGGTCACAAAGCAAGTAGTACCAGACACAACAGCCCAGATCTTTTGGTTAAAGAACCGGAAACCGGACAAATGGAGAGATAAGCAGGAATACGAGGATAGAACAGCAATTGAAAAGCTGGATGAAATCTTGAAAGGATTGCATGACAATGCAGCTAAGCAAAAAACAGAATGAATACATCATAAACGCAACTCATAGATGGAATATCAAGTCCGGAGCGGTTCGTTCTGGAAAGTCTTTTGTTGATACCGCTTATATCGTCCCGAAAAGAATCCGAGAGAGAGATGGACTCCCTGGCTTAAATGTAATCATGGGTGTCTCCAAAGAATCCATAGAGCGAAACGTACTCCAACCGATGAGGGAAATCTATACCAGTGATCTAATCGGGAACATTAACAACCGCAATGTGGCAAGAGTATGCGGAGAGGATGTCTATTGTCTCGGAGCGGAAAAGGTCAGCCAAGTCGCAAAGATACAGGGAGCATCCATTAAGTACTGCTACGGAGATGAGATAGCAAAATGGAACAAAGAGGTGTTCCAGATGCTGAAATCCCGTCTCGATAAGACGTACTCCTGTTTTGATGGAGCTTGCAACCCAGAACATCCGACACACTGGCTCAAAGAGTTCATCGACAATGTAGAGCTGGACATCTATCTCCAAAAGTACACGATATTTGATAATCCATTTCTGGATCCAGAATTTGTTAAGCAACTCTGCAAGGAATATGAGGGTACAATCTATTATGACCGCCTCATCCTTGGCTTATGGAAACGAGCAGATGGAGCGATTTATAAGCGGTTTGCTGACAATCCAGAAGCGTTCAAATGCGAAATCGTGGATGAGTTCTCGCAGGAATCAGAGCATAAGCAATTCCGAAAAGAGGATATCACATCAATCGAGATTGGCTTGGACTTTGGTGGTAATCAATCTGGTCACTCATTCGTTGCCAGAGGATATACGGACAACTACAGAGACGTGATTGCTTTAAAATCCAGAAGAGTCATGGCTAAGGATGAAAACGAGGACATCGACAGTAATCGACTGAACAAGCTGTTCTGCGAGTTTGTACAAGAAGTGATAGATGATTACTCTGTGTGCGTGAAGAGTGGAGACTATGTACAGTATTGTAACGTAGAGTCCGTATTCTGGGACAATGCAGAAACCGTCCTTGGTAATTCTATCCGCAATGCCGTGGAAAAGGAATTTCCGTGGATAGCTGTCAAACCAGCAAAGAAAAGACCTATAAACGACAGAATCAGATGCACCGTCAAGCTCATGGGGGCTGGGCGGTTTTTTATTACAAAAGACTGCGAATCTCTGCAAACTGCTTTTTCGGATGCAGTTTGGGACAAAGAAGCTGTCGGGAAAGATGAGCGTTTGGATGACGGCAGCACTGACATTGACAGCTTGGATGCGTTCGAATACACAATCGAACGTGACATGAAATACCTAATCGAAGAGGTGGAAGATGTTTGATGGAATTAAGAAACTATGGAAAGGAATCATGAGGATGTTTGGGTACACGACATTAAAACAGATCATCGGCAAAGATATCGCACTATCCAACGACATGATAGATGCAATCAACAGATGGAGACAGATGTTAAATGGTGATGCAGATTGGATTTCTGACAGCATTGTTTCCCTCGGGATTGAAGATGGAATCTGCCGAGAGTTTGCGGACTGTGCACTGGTTGAAATGGAAACCAGTGTAACAAATGAACGTCTGAACAAGATTTATCAGAAGAATATCGTGAGTCTGAATGAAAACCTGCAGGAAGGGCTTGCGCTTGGGTCATTCGTTCTTAAGCCACTGGGAGAATCGGCTGCTGAATTTATTTCAGCCGACAAGATCATACCGATCAGCTTTGGGGATGATGGAAAGCCAAATGATATTGCATTTCTGACCGTAAAAAAGGTTGGGGACGCTGATTATTTCACAAGGCTTGAACGGCACTATTTCATTGACGGGAATCTGACTATAGAAAACAAGTGTTTCCACTCTCAGACAGCGAATGATATCGGTCTTCCATGCAGCCTAGAAGCGGTGGAAGAATGGGAGAATATCCTACCTGGACCGATTACCTATCCCGGCATGAACCGTATGGACTTTGGATATTATCGCAATCCAATTAAAAATAAAATAGATGGTTCCGCCTGCGGAGTGTCGGTGTACGAGTCTGCAGTTACACTGATCCGGAAAGCGGATACACAGGGAGCAAGGCTTGACTGGGAATACGAATCGGGTGAGCGTGCTATCCATGTGGATAATAGAGCACTTAAACAAGATAAGGCAACCGGGAAGTTTGAACTCCCAAAACTCAAAAACAAATTGTATCGAGGAATGAATCTGGACGTTGGAAAAGACCAAGAACTCTTAAAAGAATACTCCCCAGAAATGAGGGACGAAGCCTTTAAGCGTGGGTTGGAGGAATACAAACGTGAGATTGAATTTTCCGTAGGTCTTGCTTATGGAGACCTGTCAGATGCGCAGGAAGTAGCAAAGACAGCTACGGAGATCAAGGCATCGAAGAACCGCAAGTACAACCGAGTGACGGCGATCCAGAACAACTTATACGATTGCTTAGAGGACTTTGCCGCAGGGCTTGCATTCTACAACAGTATGCTTAATTCGGGATATGAGTTCTCTTGCAAATTCAACGATTCCATACTGACCGATGAGGAAACAGAGCGTCAGCAGGATAGACAGGACGTGAGCATGGGCGTGATGTCGCACTTGGAATACCGCATGAAGTGGTACAACGAGGACGAAGCCACAGCGAAAAAGATGTTGCCAGAGCAGATCGAAGTAATGGAGTAGGTGAACCAATTGAGGGAAGACTACAAAAAGCAGCTATCCGGACAGATCGAGAAGCATTTTCTTGATTTGGAACAGATGATTCTCGAGGACATTGTTCGCCGGATTAAAAAAGCGGGAAAAATCACAAGCACAGCCGACTGGCAGATTAACCGACTACAGATTATTGGGTACTCTTCTGAGGACATCGAAAAGATGATAAAAACCACGCTGAATCTGTCCTATCCGGAAGTGTTTGAGCTGTACGACAAGGTAATCGACTGGGAATATGTCCGTAATAAAGACATCTACGAGCAGGTCAATGCAGAATATATCCCCTACGAGGATAATAAGGAGTTGCAACAGCTTACAGATGGATTCATCCGGCAGAGCAATGATGATCTGCGGAACGTCACAAAGTCCATGGGATTTTATGTGGATTATGGCGGCGGTAGGCTCGTTATGACTCCATTGTCCGACATCTACCAAGGATATCTCGACCAAGCTATTACAGGTGTTGTATACGGCACGTTTGACTACAATACCATGATTCGCAAGGTGGTTACTCAACTCACAAACAGCGGACTCAGAAGCATTGACTACGCTTCTGGGTGGCATAGCAGGGTAGATGTGGCGGCAAGGAGAGCGGTTATGACGGGTGTGTCACAGCTTACCGGGAAAATATCAGAAATGAACGCCGATAAGCTTGGGACAGAGCATTACGAAGTCGCGTGGCACGCCGGAGCGAGACCATCACACGCTGTCTGGCAAGGGAAGGTCTGGTCAAAGGAACAACTTGTTACGGTATGTGGTCTTGGAACAGTCACTGGACTGCTTGGAGCGAACTGCTATCACGAATATTACCCGTTTGTGAAAGGCGTCTCGGAGCGGAATTGGTCTGATTCTTGGCTTGCAGAGCAGAACCGCAAGGAAAGTATACCTAAGACATTTAACGGCAAGGAATACACCTTATACGAAGCCAGACAGCAACAGCGGAAAATGGAAACGGCAATGAGGGCACAGAGAGAAAAGGCTGTGCTATTAAAACAGGGTGGTGCTGATCCAGACGATGTGATGCTTGCGAAAGCAAAATATCAAGGACAGCTTGGAGAATACACCAGATTTTGCAAGAGAATGGGTCTACAACAAGAAAGAGAGCGCATCTATTACGATATGCGCGGCAGAGTGGCACCCGTACCAAAACGATTTAGGAGGTTTAGGAAATGAGTAAAGTAAAAGTAATCAGACAGCCGACAGCGGAAGAAACATTGATTTTTGAATTTGAGACAGCATCATCCGAATTTCTGGTTAAGAATTTTACGGATGGTGATGTGTATGCATCACTTGAAAAAGATGCGACAAAAGAGCAGAGTGTACTGATTCCGGCACAGACAGCACAAAGATTGCAGTATGGCTCTTACGGCGGTGGGAAGAGCAACCTCGTCCAAATCATCCCCACAGCAACCTCAGAAAAAGGAGTGGAAGTACAATGCTTAAAATGGTAGACGGAACAGGAATCATAGGAGTGGATATGATCTGCCCTCTAGGTGTCTCTACGCCGCAGCCACCGAATTATGACAGGGTAGAGCTAGAGGGTACAGGGATGCTGGTACTTCCGAACAGCTTGGATGCACCGCTTGAGAGGTTGGAGCTTGGTGGGAAGACGGAGCAGGTGCAGACTACTGGGAAGAATTTGGCAAACGCCAATGTATACGAACAAGGATATCTAACAAGCGTTAATGCTGGTGATAAAGTATCGTTAACCCAAATGCAAAAATCATTCACAACAAATATGGAAGTAAGTTCTATGCAAGGGAAAAACGTTTCAGTGTCAGTCAGAACAAAAGAAAAAACAGGAAAAAAATATGTATTCACTGATGAGACAGATACTATTATCACCGGAGTGTTTGATACCGGGAATAATAACTATTCGGAATTTAAAAATATAACAATCCCGAAAAATGCAAAAAAACTTTTTTTCTCTGTGACTTATGATGCGCAAGAAAACACAGAATTGCAAGTTGAGTTGGGCACTACTGTAACTACTTACGAACCCTATACAGGCGGCAAACCATCCCCAAGTCAAGAATATCCGCAGGAAATCAAAAACTCTGGGAAGTGGAATGCAGACACACAGAAGTATGAAGTTAGTGTGAAAGTTACTGGAAAGAATCTGTTTGATATCGAAAAAGCAAAAGAGAAATCGAATTGGACGACATCTGCAAATGGTGCGGGCTTTGTAGAAATTGCAGTTTATGTCGGTACGGGAAGCACTGTAACAGTATCTAATAATACAAAAATCAATAATCCAGGCTTATATTATTACGGAGTGGCTTTAAAGAGTTCTGAAGATTTTAAATATTTTATATGTTATCCCGGTTATCCGAACTCCAAAGATACGCACACATTTACTGCAACAGAGGATTATATCTATGTTAGATGCAACAAAACATCGCTTAATGAGGTCATTGGAGTTTGCGGTGGACTGCAAATAGAAATCGGGGCAAGTCGAACGGATTTTGAATCCTACAAAGAACAAACCATCACCCTCACATCCGACCGCCCTATTACAAAATGGGACAGACTGGTCGAACAGGGCGGACAGATTGGGTGGTTGTATAATTCTGCAAATGAAACGATTGACGGAAAAACTGGAAAGTGGTCAATTCAACCTGCGTCTAAAATATTTTATAGGACAGACATTACTTTCCCAATAGCCGTACCGTTCTGCTCTGAATTGTTAGGATATGACTATTCCAGTGTAGGATACAAAAAAGATACAGGTATTACTATAAATATTTTAGGGATCCTATGTATAACTCTCCCAGAAGAGGTGGAACTTACACCGGATGCATATAAACAGTATTTGGCAGATAATCCATTGCACGTTCTGTATAAGGGCGATTCCGAAGAATTCGTCCCACTCCCAGAAGAAGAGCAGAACGCAATCCGAGCATTAAAAACCTACTACCCAACCACAGTCATCACAGCGGACGGAGGGGAGCTTGACCCCGATATCAAAGCAACATATCGAAAGGAGATTTAAACATGAACTATGCAAAAATCATGGAAAACGGAACTGTAAGAATCAGCTCCATCAAGAAAGAGGGCTATAAGCCGCTCAAAGAGGAAAAACCAGAGGGATTTAGCAACCTTGTCTTTGTTGGCTATACAGAGACAGAAGAAAACGTAATCAAAGAATATGAAGCAGTGGATGACGGTATGAGCGCCTACGGTAAATTGCAGAAAGACTTGAAAGCAACACAGGCGGCTCAGGAAGTCACAGATCAGGCGGTGCAGGAGTTAATTCTTGCAACAATGGAAGCGGAGGTGTAAATTATGGCGCAGTTTTTGGCAAACAGAATTAAAGGTGGACACTTGACAATTGATAATGTACCGGAGAGCTTGAAAGAGCAGGTGCAGGCGTTACTTTAAGAGATTAGCACATAGAGATATGTGTTATTTTTATGCCTTTTTGGTCAGTAGATGAGACCTTAAACAGTCAATTCGTGGTGGATGGTTACACACCTTAAACAACCTAATGCGAAAGGAGAATGGAAACATGAAAACAGAATTTTTAAAAGGACTTGGATTGGAGCAGGATGTCATTGGTAAAATCATGGCAGAGAACGGGAAAGACATTGCCGCTGAAAAGGCAAAGACTACCAAAGCAGAGGGGGAGCGTGACAATTATAAGAGTCAGCTTGAGACCACAACGGAATCTTTGGAAAAGTTTAAAGATGTTGACCCAACAGCTATGCAGGGAGAAATTGATAAGCTGAATCAGCAGCTGAAAGACAAGGATGCTGAGTATGCCGCCAAAGAAGCAGATCGCATCTTTTCCGACACGATCAAAGAAGCAATCAAGACAGCCGGGGGACGCAATGAAAAAGCGGTCATGGCTATGCTTGATATTGACGCTTTGAAAGGATCGAAAAACCAGTCTGAGGACATCAAGAAAGCATTGGAAACCGTAAAGGAGTCTGATGCTTATTTATTTGGCTCTGATGAGCCTTTTAAGAACCCAGTAGGAGCAACTGGCGGCTCTGGCACAGGTGGAGATAATTTCTCGGCGATCAGAGCAGCTATGGGGCTTCCGGCAGAAAAATAATTTTGAAAGAATGAGGTAATAAGATATGCCAAACACAATTGCATTAAGAAAAGCATACTCTACGATGTTGGACGAAGTTTACAAACTGGCGTCTTTGACAGCGGTTTTGGATGGTCCGAATGAGCTTGTGAGAGAGGGAGCGAATGCGAATGAGATTCTGATTCCGAAAATGTCCATGCAGGGACTTGCGAACTACAACAAACAGACTGGTTATGTTGCAGGTGATGTGACACTGGAATACGAAACCAAGAAATGCAGCTATGATCGTGGTCGAATGTTTACAATCGATGCTATGGACAATATCGAATCTGCAGGCGTAGCATTTGGCAGATTGTCCGGAGAATTTCTGCGTACCAAAGTGGTACCGGAGCTTGATGCGTACCGCCTGGCAGGCTATGCGTCTATTGATGGAGTGACAACTGTAGCTGCGGCTCTCAATGATGGTAAGGCGGCTCTTGCGGCACTCAGAACAGCAAGAAGCAAAATTGAGAACGCAGAAGCGAACCTTGCGACCTGCTATCTGTTTATCAATCCGACAATCTATGGCATGATTGAGGATCTGGATACAACAGCATCTAAGAAAGCTATTGAGGGATTTGCGGGAATCAAGAAAGTTCCAGAGGGAAGATTTTACTCCAAAATCGATCTGGCTACTTCTGGTGCCGGCGGATATTCTAAGAACGACAGTGGTAAGGCAGTTAACTTCATGATCGTGGACAAACAGGCAGCAATCCAGTACCAGAAACACACAGTCTCCAAAATCATCACACCTGACCAGAACCAGGATGCAGACGCTTGGAAATTTGGATACCGTACTGTTGGTATCGCAGAATGCTACGATAACAAGAAAGATGGTATCTATGTACACACAGTAGTGTAAGGAGTGATTGAATGATTCTGTATGCAGATTATGAATATTACACCACTACATACAAAGGGAGTCTGTCAAAAGAAGAGTTTGGAAAATTCATTATGAAATCATCAGCCTACGTCCGGAGGATTACCTTCGGGCGCGCTGATGACAACATAGAGATGGAAGAAGTAAGGCTTGCCGCCTGCGCTGTCTGCGATTTGATTGCCAATGATGAAAAGGTCAGAAGCAAGCATTCTGGACGTGTGGTCACATCTGAAAACACGGATGGATACTCCGTCAGCTACGAAAGCGGAGGAAATGGAGAAACAACAGACGATCTGCTTAAAAGGAATATATTTGATACATTGTTGCTTTATCTTGAGCCGACCAGACTCTTGTATATGGGGGTAAAATTATGATAACCAACACAGATGCCACGCTTTACAGTAGGAAATATAACTCAGAAACCAGACTGGATGAGTGGGAACGAACCTACATCCCAGAGGTATGGTGGTACAAAAACGAAAAGTCGCAGATCACGACAGATGGATTAAAACAAGCAGACACCTACACGGTCAGAATCCCGGATACGAGCGTGGGAATCAAGAAAGACGATTACCTTGTAAAAGGCGATTGTAAGGTTGACATGCAGACGATTAAGGACTTGGACGGACTGGACAAGACTAGAATTACATCCGCAAACTACAATACTTTTGGCGGCAATCCGCATATTAAGGTAGTGGGAGTGTAATGGCAAAAGGAAAAAAGAAATTCAAAATCCAGACTCCGAGAGGATCTATATATACCCAAGCATCCGGCGGTGGAAAAGTATCAGCAAAAATCGAATGGAATCCAAGCTTTAAGCCAAGTACGGAATCCGGTTTCGCAAATGCACAGTCTTTTGTAGATTCCGAGTGTATTAGACGGATGGCGCCAGAGACGCCAAAGAGATCCGGTGTTTTGATTAAATCACCCACACTTGGAACAGTGATTGGAAGTGGAGAAATCAATCAGATTGCGCCTTATGCCCGTAGACAGTATTACGAGCATAAGGAAAAATCACGATGGTTTGAGCGCATGAAGAACCGGCACAAGGACTCTATTCTGAAAGGAGCGGCTAAGTATGTCAAATCTCATTGACAGCGTCAGATCATACATCCTCACATGCCCGTTTTTAAGTGACGGACGTGTAAACGTGGACTATATTGGAACAGATATGGGGTATTCCATCGATCCTCTTCCATGCGATCCGATTATCCAGAGATACATGGATGGTGGAACAAAGAAACAGTTCCAATTCGCATTTACAAGCCAAGAAGAGTATGACCAAGACGCACGAATTAACATTGAAAATAGCGGATTTTTCCAGAGCTTTGAAGAGTGGTTGGAACAGCAGAGTTTTAATGATAATCTTCCGGAACTCGAAGAAAAGAAAAGCCCAATATCAATTGAAACTTTAAACAGTGGTTACTTGTACGATATCAACGAGGAAAAAGCTAAGTATCGTATTGAGTGCCGCTTAATCTATGCACAGGAGGTATAAGTATGGCAGTAATAGCACCAAAATTAGTCGGCAGACATTTGCGTGTGGCATTCATGAACACGGATGCAACGGGTAGCTCTCCGAAATTTGAAAGAATGACCAATTTTACCGCAATGACAAACGGGAAAAACCCGAAAGAGTATTCCAGACAGTACGTGGATGAAAGCACGGAGAGATCAGATGTAGTTGGATATGCTCCGGCTACAGAATACTCATTCGATATGTACGCAGGTAATCCGGTACATGAGCGCATTGCCGCAATCCATGACGGAGAGAAAGTAGCCGATGATGCGCACGTGGAAGTTGTCACAGTGGATTTTTACAAGAAAAATACGAAAGGCGATAAGTGCTTTGCGACAAAGAGAACTTGCGCAGTTATCCCAGATTCCGACGGAGATGGAACGGACGCATTGGTTTACAGCGGATCACTGAAAGCTGTATCCGACATCGAGGAAGGATATGTTACAGAGACTGATATTACATCCAAGACAGTTACTTACACTAAGGGTGATTACATGGGGGAGTAGCTGCCGCCGATTTTAAGGTGGCAAAAAACACAGGAAAGAATAGGAGAGTGAGCCAATGAGCCAGTGGAAATTTAATAATTTTGAAACAGACATCGATTTTACAGACGCAGATTTTATGGAAAAATTTGAGGGCTGCTACGAAAAAATGGTTGAGGAATCCGAAAAAGTGCCGAAAGTTGGAAAAGTGTCCGAGATTACGAGGGCGCAATGCAAGGTTTTTAATGATTTCTATGACCGATTATTCGGAGACGGAACAAGCGAAAAAATGTTTCTAGGGAAAAACAGCATGGACATGAGAGTTAAGGCCGCCAATTCACTGTTTGATTTACGGAACAGCGAGCAGTCCAGATATAACAGTATGGTAAACAAATATACACCAAACAGGAAAGCTAGGAGAGGGGCGAATAAGAACCGATGAACCTCTTCTATGAATCACTCCCGACATCGGTAATTGTAAATGGAAAGCCTGTGAGAATCAGAACCGATTTTCGAGAGTATATTTCTCTTTTGGACATGTTAAAAGATAAAGATGTCAAGTCTGTGGATAAGCTGTTGATTTTGAGTGAGTATTTCCTTGACGATATCGAAATATCGCAGCCTGCAATTGACGCATTATGCGACTTTATGAGTGCTGATTTTTCAGACGGAGAAGTCAGTCAAACCGGAACAGTGAGGCAAAAGAATCTTTTTTCTTTTTCCATCGATTATCCCTATATATTATCAGCATTTTTGCGCGATTACGGAATCGACCTGATTGATATTAAATATCTGCACTGGTGGAAATTTCGAATGCTTTTTGATGGATTATCAGAGGACAATGAGATCAAGAAAAGAATTATGTACAGAGGGATTGATCTGAGCGAAGTTAAAGATCCGGAAGAGAAAAAGAGAATCCAGAAAATTAAAAAACTGATCGAGTTAAAACAGGAAGAATTGACTGATTTTGAAATCGGTGACGCTTTTATGTAGGTGGATCATGAAAAAAGAACCAATATTAGTCCGAGATTGGATTAGATGCCCTGTGTGCGGCTGCAAACTTGCTATTGCAGACAATACAGCCAAAAGCCACGGTATCTACGTAAAATGTCGGACTTGTAAGAAAGAAATAGAAATTAAGAAATAAAGCACTTAAGTGAGCCTATGAGCCTGTGCTATCCAAGAATAGGAGGGATAGTATGGGTTATGATGGCTCATTAAAATTTGACACGGAAATAAATGAATCTGGATTTAATTCCGGAATTTCCAAACTTGGTGGAATAGCCAAGAAAGGTGCAGGAGTGGCAGTTGCTGCGGTTGGTGCTGTGACGGCTGCGCTTGGAGCTGGTGTTGTAGCCGGAGTAAAATACAATGCATCCATAGAGTCTTACCAGACATCATTTGAGGTTATGACTGGATCCGCGGAAAAAGCAGCGGAAGTAATCGACAAATTGAAGAAAGTAGGAGCGGAAACGCCGTTTGAACTTCAGGATTTAGCAGATACTACACAGCTGTTGATGAATTATGGTTTTAGTGCAGACGAAGCCATGGACAAAATGATGATGCTTGGTGATATCTCGCAAGGCTCAGCTGATAAGATGTCCAGAATTGCCACTGCTTACGGACAGATGTCATCCGCCGGAAAAGTGTCTCTGGAAGATGTCAAGCAGATGATTGAAGCTGGATTTAACCCATTGCAGGAGATTTCTGAGAGTACAGGGGAGTCAATGGCATCCTTGTATGACAGGATCAGCAAAGGGACAATCTCTGTGGATGAGATTACCGCCTCCATGCAGAGAGCAACATCTGAGGGTGGAAAGTATTTCCAGAGCATGGAAAAGCAGAGTCAGACGTTTAGCGGTCTGATCTCCACATTAAAGGACAACGCACAACAGCTTTTAGGTGAAATTGTTAAGCCTATATCTGATGGACTGACGGAATCGTTATTACCAGCGGCGATCAGTGCGATTGAGCAGCTTACGCAAGGATTTGAGGAAAATGGCGTTTCCGGTATGATTCAGGCTGCCGGAAACATTGTAAATGGATTGTTTACCGGAATAATGGAAAATGCTCCATTGCTTATTTCTACCGGAATGGAGCTTCTGAACCAGTTTTGGCTTGGAATTGCAACAGGGCTTCCAGAATTGATTATGAAAGGGTTTGAGATTGTAACGCAGTTAGCTCTTGGAATCATGCAGAATTTGCCGCAGTTGGTTACCCAGGGTTCCGCAGCTATTACAAATTATGTAAGTGGACTCTTATCAGCGCTTCCATCCGTGTTACAATCCGGTGTCCAGATGATTTTACGCCTTGTGGATGGAATCATAAACAATCTGCCGGCTATCGTAGCAGCTGCAGCTCAGGCGATAGCACGTTTTGTAGCAAGCATCGCAAGTAATCTTCCGCAGATTTTATCCACTGGTATTAAAATTATCGGAGAGTTAGCTTCTGGTTTGATTAGAGCAATACCAAACTTGGTTGGGAAAATACCGCAGATCATCTCTGCGATAAAAGACGCTTTTTTGAGTGTAGATTGGATCAGCGTTGGAGTTAACATCATAAAGGGAATTGCATCCGGTGTCGCTTCTGCAGCCGGACAGCTAGTAGATGCCGCTGTGAGCGCTGCTACAGATGCCTTGAATTGGGTTAAAAGCAAACTTGGGATCCATTCCCCATCCCGTGTATTTAGGGATCAGGTCGGGAAAAACATGGCTCTCGGTATAGGGGTTGGATTCGAGGATAATATCCCATACAAAGACATGGTGTTACAACGTCTGCAAGCCCGACAGCAAGTGGATATGTCGCTTCCAGATCAGCGGTCAGAACGACAGATAATAGTGAGCTGATCTACGCGGTGGATCGATTATCCAGACTCGCAAACCGGCCGCTTGAAATTATCAATAAAATAGATTCCGTAGAGACATCCAGAGTACTTGCAACGCCAATGGAAAAACAAATAGAAAAGAATTCGAGTTTTCGGAAGATGTTAGGAGGGGATAGAGATTGAGTTTATCTGTAAAATTCAACGATCAGGAACTCGGGCGATACTTGAGTGTATTGTCCGGGTTTTCTCCGTTTAGCGGAGTAAATAGAGAGACAGAACTTCTTGACGGAGCAGAAAGTGCAAAAGGAGAGGATTTTGGCTATATAACATATAAATCAAAGACACTTGAAATGCCATTTGAAATTAAAGGCGATATTTTAGAAAGTTATGATGCGATTCAGAAGATCCTAAACGTCACAGAGCCGAAAAGGCTTGTGTTTGGGAATTATCCGGATCGCTATTTTTATGCTGTCCCTGACGGTAATTTTGATATAACACAGGTTGCAATGTTTGGGAAAGGCACGATCACATGGCTCATCCCGGACGGGGTAGCATACTCCACTACAGAATTTGCATTTGACGGAGTGCAAGAAGATGGATACCAGACAATTACCATCCAAAACAACGGTACCGAGTGGACGGATGTGGACTATGAGATTACCCACAAGCACGAGAACGGCTTTATTGGATTGGTCAGCCAGTATGGAGTAATTCAGCTTGGGAAACAAGAAGAAGCGGACGGAGAGAACTACGAAGCGTCCGAAGAACTGTTTAACGGTTACAGTCTGTTTCAAGACGATCACGGTACCTCTTATCAGAACCCAGAAAACACCACACAGGGAACGCTCGAAGTCAAGAATGTTGCCGGATATAACGTCATGGCATTAAAAGGTGGACAGGCAACATCCGGATTCTGGAACGGTGGAATGAAAACACTTACTATCCCGGTGGACAGCGAGGGCAGACGTGGGGCAAAGAACTTTTACTGCTACACCCAGCACTGGTTTGAAACCGGATTAATGGGGCAGACGGGAGCACAGACTATTGCGTTTCTTACAGGGAAAAATGAAGTGATCTGCTCTATGTCTATTAACAAGAGTGATACGGTTGGTAATACGGCGCATGTGGACTGGTTCGCACCACAAAACAAGAAGATCAAGACACTGGATTTCCAGCCGACAGCTTATGAGGGAAACCCGTTTAATTTAAAGATGGGTGGCGGCCATAATGATTTTTTAAAAGAGGGTGACAGGCTACGGATCTTTTGGTACGGACAATATTATTACTTTACTATCCCGGAGATTAAAGACATGGCGTGTGAGAAGATACAGGTCTGGATCGGGCAGTGGGGAAGCAGAGATCTTGGAAATCAGCTGGTTACGCACAATTATTTAAAAAGTATCTGGTTCCGCAAGGATAACGTGGAAAAATACAGAGATGTGCCGAACCGGTATCGTGCCGGTGACGTGGTGACTATAGACGGAGAGAGTACAAAGGTCTATGTTAACGGGATGCCGGCAAAAGGAGATGAGATTACGGGGACGGATTATTTTCAAGTTCCACCTGGAACAACGGAAGTCCAGTTCTGCTATTCTTCCTTTTCATCTCCACCGCCGCATATTAAAGCGAAAATACGGGAGGTATATTTGTAATGGATAACATCAGAATTGCGATTCTAAGCACAAATAACACGCCAGTAGCGTACATGGACAACGGGCATAAAAAGTCCATGCACTACTGGAATGATGAGCTACACGAATACTTACAGGGTACGGCGAATGCTTACACTTTTACGGTAAATGCAAAGCATCCAGACGCACAGCATGTCAAAGCTGGGAATAAGGTGGCATTTACTTACAAGGGGAAATCATACTACTTAAACATTGTAAATACAGACCAAACAGAGCAGACGATTACTGCCACGGCATGGTCGCTGTCGTTTGAGCTTATTAACGAGGATGCTGGAGAATACAAAGCTGGAAAAGCCATGAGTTTTGAAGAGTACCTCGCCGTCTTTGATGCTGAGAGAACGCTTAAATTGGGTCTCAACGAGGTGTCAGATAAGCGGATCACCAACGAATGGACAGGTACAACGTCCGTATTAAAGAGATTATTCTCCCTGGCTAATGTCTTTTCTGCGGAGATCGAATTTGAGACAGTACTGAACAGAGACTACTCTTTAAAAGAGATTGTCCTAAATGTATATCGGAAACACTCCGATACAGACAGCGGAGTCGGAGAATACCGGAATGACATTGTACTGCGGTACGGGAAAGGAATTACCGGAATTCGAAAAACCACAGATGCCGAGAAGCTTTACACCTGCATCCAGCCGACCGGAAAGGACGGTCTGACAATCAATGGTCTTGACAAGAAAGAATACGATGAAAACGGCAATATCGAGTACTTTACAGACGGTGCGATCATCCGCGCACCACAGGCAAGGGACCGGTTCCCATCCAACATCGTAAATAAGGCTGATGCTTATATCCTGATGCGTAAAGAGTACGATACAGACAGCAAGGACAAGCTGTACAGCATGGCATTATCTGACCTCAAGACCGCATCCGAGCCAGTAGTAACCTACGAGGTGGACGGATATTTTGACACCAACATCGGGGATACGGTAAGGATGCAGGATCAGGAGTGGACACCAGTCCTTTATCTACAGGCAAGAGTATCAGAACAGATCAGGAGTCTTACCAATCCAAAAACTGCAAAGACGGTATTTACAAACTACAAAGAGCTGACATCGGAAATTTCGGACAGCTTATTACAGAGGATGCAAGACCTTATTAATAAAAATAAGGTTTATACTTGCTCTATCTCAACAAACAACGGCGTTATCTTTAAAAATGGCACCGGTAGCACTACTCTGACCGCTTACGCTTACGATAACGGCGTGGATGTGGCAGACAAGCTACAATTCCGATGGAGCAAGGATGGGCATGAGTTTTATGTTGGTAAGAGCGTTACGGTAAATGCTACGGACGTGGATACAAAGGCGGTGTACTCGTTTGAGGCTATGGAAAATGGGATAAAACGTGGGTATTACGAGGTCACGATCACGGATGTAATGGACGGAGAGGATGGTCAGGACGGAACAACTTATTACACATGGTTTAAATTTGCTGATGACGAATATGGAAATGGAATGTCCAGTAGTCCGGACGGAAAAGAATACTTGGGAATCGCCTACAATAAGGAGACTCCGGTAATGTCCAATAATCCGGAAGATTACCAGTGGGCAAGAATCACCGGAGAGGGAGTACCAGGGAAGCCCGGAGATGACGGGAAAACTTACTATACGTGGGTGAGATATGCGGATGATGCCAGCGGAAACGGGATGTCTGACAGCCCGAATGGAAAATATTACATCGGATTCGCCTACAACAAGGAAGTACCGACAGAAAGTAGTAATCCCGCAGATTATCAGTGGTCGAAGTACAAAGGGGATGATGGCCAAGACGGTGTTGGAATTAAATCTATTACAAAGTACTACCTTGCATCCGAAAAGAGTACCGGAATCACAACATCCTCTTCTGGGTGGAGCACTACAAAGCAGGACATGACGGACGTAAAAAAATATTTGTGGAGCTACGAAGTCTATGCCTACACAGACGGATCATCCACCAAGACAACTCCCGTGATTATCGGAGTGCACGGACAAAATGGAGCAGACGGGGATTCCGGCATTATCGTGTCTTCAACAGCTCCGGAAAATCCAAAAGTTGGACAGCTCTGGCAGACAGCAAGTGGAGAGCCGATTAAAAGATGGGATGGAAGTAAATGGGTGATCTATTACATTTCTGTAGAAAATCTGAATGTAGAGACGCTAAGTGCGATTGCCGCAAATCTCGGAACTGTGACTGCCGGACTTATTAAGGATAAGAATGGAACAATGCTTATCGATGTTACATCCGGAAAGATTATTAGCAAGAAAATCGTGCAAGGAGCAGTGGAAAATGTTGCGTCATTGAGTAATGCGTATTTGGCTTTCTCTGGTAAGGCTCCGACAACAGATCGAGCTACTATGAACGTGAACTTGCAAAACATCATGTTTACAAATGAAAATACAAGAAAAGCAACGACAATCCAGTTTGAGGATGAAATGATATATGCAAGAAATTCTGTATCCCCACGTATAAGCATATATGCGTATCGCAATTACGATTCCGGCACCGTGAAAGGTCCATATACAAGTGCAAACTCCGCTAATAACATCCGTATAGAACTAAAAAGAAGAGGATGTATGGTAACATGCAAGATCACAATGATTGCACAATTTCCGGGAAGTGGCGAATACGGGCCATTCAACGAAGTGAAAATTCCAGTAGGATATCGACCGGTTATGGATTTCTTTGCTCCCTATAGTGAAGTTTCAGGACCTAACATATTTGGAACGGGAAGATACGGTATAGGAAAAGATGGGGGGATCAAGATTTATGTGGAGAATGCCAGATGGACAGAACGTCACGCAATGTTCACGTGGATTACAGATGATTGATTAAAGGAGCGAATATGGAGATCAGAGCAAGACCGTGATGGTCTTATTTTTATACTT